GATATGGTGAAGCAAATGCAACACAATCTTTTCTACCCTCTACAAGATTTACTAACATGGTCACATGTGTGTCTTGAGCGGCTGCAGTATCAGCAACAATACTAGATGAACCACCGATAACTAAATTGATATCTTCCGATTCAGCATTTTTAAACTTATCATATGCAAGTTCAATTTCTCCAGCAGTTGTAGAGTAATCATCTGTTCCACCTGTAAGTTCATCAATTACTGTTGTTGTGACAGCAGTATATGTTGTTGTAGTATCTGAACCCCAGTTACTACCAGCACTTATGTGGTCTGTCCAATAAATGAATGATGATTTTCTAAAAAATACATCTGGATAGTAAATACTATCACCTTGTGGTGATTTAGCACTAGGGTTTTTAGACATAAAACCAAATGTTTCAATGACACCCCTTGTTCTATTTCCAGCTGTATCTGTATCGAATCCTGTTATGTCTCCTGTACCATCAGCGACAACAACATGTAATTCATCTCCAGAACCTCTAGAGTTATCTGTTGAGTATTGTGATGTGCCTGGTGGGCCTGTAAATAAATCAGCATATTTCCATCTTCTTTTAATTTTTGAATCATCAGGTATTGCAGTTTGTAAACCAGCACCTGATGGGTCATCTTTTAAACGAATTGTTAATGCATTTGTTGATGTATTAATCGCAGTAACCTCGTACTCATTAAAGTCATCCACTGCTACTGTGTTAGATGTGTCTGAATAGAATGATATTAAATCACCCACATTAAATTCAAAACCACTAGCGTCAGCGTCATCTACTATAATAGATGTATCACCGACAGCAGATGTTGATGTGTTTACTAAGTTATTTGTACTTAAATCTTGTTCGTATGCTGTACTTGTAGCACAGATTTCTACTTTGATTCCATTTGCCCATGTTCCAGCAGTTCTTGCAGTCCATTCTCCATTAGAACCTTGACCTGTTGAAAAACTTGCTAAGTAGTGGTCATCATCTCTAATTAGAACACCAGAGTTTGCTCCAGCATTTACGATTGCACTTTCTGCTCTGACCACTTTGAGCGAATCTGTATATTTTAAAAAGTTAGCGGCACTAAAAAATGTTTCGAACTGATTACCTGTTGTTTGTGGTTTACCGAATATCTCGATTAGTTCTTCTTCACTTGATATATTTACAATAGAAGAAACAGGACCTTTTTGGAAAGCTCCAGCAATAGCACCAATACTAGTTGCAACGGCAGGTACAACATTGGTTAAGTCGACTTCATTTACTTGTACGCCTGGTGAAACTAAAAACCCCATTGACTTACTCCTAATTAATTTAAAGTTTATTCTTTAATCTTTCAATATATTTATAAAAAAATTGTATTCTAGATTGTTGTTTTATATGTTTCAAAACATATAAATAGTGTTATGGCAAGTAAACATTACAAAAAGTATAAGGAAACTATAAAAGAAGTAACTAAGAGAAACTATCGTAAAAGAGTTTCCTCATTAAATCAGTATTTAGAAAATACTAAATGCATACACTGTGGTGAGAATGAAATAGCTTGTTTAAGATTTTATCCTCATGATAAAGAGATTCGTAAGACTATTAAAAGAGTAGGTATGAATGATGAGAGTAGAAAAACTGTAAAAAGACTAATAGATTCTTCTAATATTGTATGTTCTAATTGTTTAATTAAAATAGAGAATGATTTATTAGACCCTACTTTTTTGTAATTACCAGTCAGAATTAAAGTCTCTAATCTTTACAGGCTCCCAACGATTACCATATTCATCAACTTCTTCTTGTTCATGAGGATTGTCTATTCCATTGTCTACGAATCCAAATGGTGCCATATCTTGTTCTAATTGTTCTTTTTGTTCAGCATACATTCTCTCTCGAATATTACTGTCTGTCAACTCTTTAAAATACATTTGGTCTACTGCCCATGCAAATATAAATAAACATGCAACTAAATCATCTGTACATCCCTCATCAGCAGACCACGAAGAACCTTTTACAATAAATGTTGATAATTCACTTACAATATCATAGTCTGGTATTAATAGTTTATTTGATTCTATCATTTGTTTTAAATTAGAACATCCAACTTTTTTTACTGCCTTAGTAGTCCTTACTCCCAACTGTGCCTTTCCACCAGAGAATCCTGCTCCTAGTATTTGTCCAGCACGACCTCTCATAGAAGCCATAACTAAATTATCATATTCTAAATCAAATTGTAAAGCATTTGCGACCTGTTCTCCAATATCATTTACTTCAACTAATACAAAACAATTATTATATGCTTTTGCAACTTCATATATTTTTTGTGGAAATAGTAAAGGTTTGATTTCATTGTTTCTATATTTTGCAACAACTCTATACGGCATTTGTGATACATCTAAAACTAAAAATGCTGAGTAATCCTGAGATGTTCCTCGTGAAACATCGGCAGTTAGAAAATAAGTTTTTTTTGGGTCTGGTCTTTCAAAGATATCTAAATCAGCGTGAGATTGCTCTGGGTCAACATAAGGCATTTGTTTTAGTTTATGTGGAGCAATAAGTGTATCAATAGAACCTAAAAATTCACATTCAAACTCTGAATTAAATTGTGACTGTGAAGTATTTCGTATTGTTTCTTCTTTCCATACATCATCACGACCTGGCACTTCTGACCAATGCACTTCGATTGGTATGTAATCATTTTTACCACTTTCAGCGTCAGTCCATAATTTATAAAACTGATTCATACCATGTGGTGTAGATACTATCATTACTTTTGTAGATTTACCAGATGATATTGTAGGATATACAGAACTAAAAAATTCTTCAGCCAATGTTGATGGCACATATGCAAACTCATCTAAAAATATAATGTTATATGAACCACCTCGAATCGCACTTGCAGATGTAGAGGCTGCCAGTATACTTGAACCATTTTCTAAATCTAAACTTCCTTTGTTCCATGAGATTACACCTTGTTGTAACCATTTAGGTAAATGTTCATATCCTAATTGTAGTCTTCCTAGAATATCTCTTGCAGTAGATGATTTGTTTGCAAGTATGGCAACATTTACATTTGGATTAAACAAAACATAATGCAAGAGATAAGCAATAATAATTGTTGATTTACCTGACTGTCTAGGAAGTTTACATATAGTAAAACGATTATCATGAAATGTTTGCACCATGTGTTTTTGAAAGTCATACATTTTAAAAGGCACAAGACCCTCATCAAGAGATACAATTTTCATATACTCTTGTATGAAGTAAATAGGGTCATCCATACACTTTTGATATTCTTGTATTTGTTCCTTTGTAAATTCTACAGGAACATTCGCTTTCTTTAGGTTTGGATTACCTAGATATTGATTGACATTTGTGACCATTAGATTTTTTTATTAATATACCTAATAACAGCGTACACTATTAATCCTAATATGATATAAATTATACCATCTTCCCATGAAATATTATTTAATAAGTCTGCTGTTATGAAAGATAGATTCATAATTATTTCCCCTTATCTTTTTTTAATAACTTTTGTAATTCAGCAGTAGAACCCACATACAATGCATTTGTAACATTCTTAGGTGCATTGTTAGGAACTTCTTTTAATCGTTTCATAGCAGATTGTAGTTTACCTAATTTTTCTGTTACATCAGCAACTTGTGATATAAGATTACCTGCTACTTCAAATGCTCTAGGGTGGTCAGAGTTTTGTGCTACTTCTAGTATTCCATCAATAGCGTCTTGACCTCTCTCGATTAAATTATAAAAGTTTTCTCTCTGATATTTATAGTCAGCGTCAACATCTTCAAGATTATTATCTCTTTTAATAGTAAGAGTGTCTGGTTTTTTCTCGACAAGCTCAGTCGTTGGTTCTTCGATATCTAGAACTTCATCTAGAATATCCTTTGTTTTATTACTCATAACTATTTCACCTTTCTTTGTTTGATATTAAGATTTCTTAAAGCATTGAATCTTGAGCGTTTGCCCTGTGGGCCCGTTAGCATATCAGCAAC